ATCTGACCGATTTTTGCTTTCAGATTCGCTTCATAGCGTATCAGATGATCGGCACTGAATCGGTTACAAGCCCGGCACTCTGCGTGGGCATTGTCCTCATCGAAACGTGTAGCCATGTGGCGACGCGAATGAAAGTGGCCGCAATCAGCTTGTTCGAACGGCTTTATCTGACCACATGAGATACAACGGAAGCATCCGTTGGGCATACAATCGCGAAGCCGGATATAGCGGCTGAATACTTTATCGAGTTTGGCCACCAGATCCGGCTTCTTCTTAACCTTAATACCTGCACTATCAAATAGAGGCAAGGGATTCTCTTTTTTCTTTTTGGTTTTACGCTTTATGTAATATGGCATTATTTAAACCTCCATTCTTTCATATAATCAATATTTTCAGGAAATCCATCTACCTGTTTGGGACTTAAAAATATCTTTTCACTTTTCAGTGGAGTACCTCCCCATACAGTAGCAGTACATTCTTCATATTCTTCTTTAGAGACCTCACATACATTAAAATGCGGTTGGAAACCATATCCCATTACACTTTCTCCTAAGTAAATTCCAAACCTTTTTAAAGCATATTCAAAAGCAATTTCCTTTTTGAACCCACACATAGAAAGAACAGCTACATATATCTTATGCATATAGTATCCTGTTTCATTCAAATCCGGATCACAGCGGATACAGAAATAGGATATATTACGCAATATATCTTTTACAAACTTTTCATGCTTCTTACATTCTTCTTCTGTAAGAAACTCTTTCCCATCATCAGCAATGTAGACTGTTTTAATTATATCTTTCGTTTTCATATTATTGATATTATTTGTGATACCGGCAGGATTCAAACCTGCATTCCATTATTTTGTAAAAAGATCTAACCTTTAATCTACGATACCAAAAAACCTCCGCATATCCTCACGGACGGCGAAGGTCGCTACTAACAACTAATAACTATCTCTGCGATTACGATTATCCCCATACTTTCCAGTCGGGTATGTATTCATTTTCAACCATTATTCACCTCACTTCCTTTGTTTTCATCAGTTTGAGTACTTGGATCAAATGGGTAGACATCCATAATCTGTGTCTCTGCAATTGATGCGATTGTATAATCGGCCAAAGTCCCTTTCATTCCTTCTTCCAATACGGTTATTGCTTCTTTTAAGTTAGATGCCTGAACCAACATTTGAGCAGCCGTTTTCTTTTCAATACCACTCTTTTCATCGAGTGTGATGAAATAGATCTTTGCCTTATAGTATCTATCTCCATCCTCATTAAAGAATACTTCTGATAATTTCGCCCTACCTACGGCAGAAACTGTGAACTCGCCA